TTCAAAGTCTTTACCTGCGTGAGTTTTTGATTTATCCCCTTTACGCTGGTCTGTGGTGTAGTCAGGCTTGTCATCCTTGTCCTTTCCTTTACCCTTGTCGCCTTTACGCGCATCAGTGGTGTAGTCGGGCTTGTCATCCTTGTCCTTTCCTTTGCCTTTGTCGCCTTTACGGGCATCAGTAGTGTAGTCGCCTTTGTCATCTTTCTTGTCTCCGGCTCCTTCGTCTCCTTTGCGGTCTCCTCCACGCTCATAATCTTTTGCATCAGGGTCATCTTTGTCCTTTCCTTTGTCCCCTTTGCTTTCGCCGTCGTCCTTCTTGGAGTATTCTTTATTTGGAGAACCTTCTTCCTCGTCTTCGGCATCAATATATTGCTCGTCATCACCGCGATATTGGTCTCCACCTACATCAGAAGGCTTCTCCTTTTTCTTATTGGCTTCAGACAGGGAGTATTCATTAGCAACAGCCTCACCTAATTGTTCTAGGTCAAGCTTTTCATTAAACCATGCGTCATACTCCTCTCCTGCTTCCGCAAAAGATTCAGCAATGAAATCGTTAATGTCCAACACTTCAACTCCACCTTTATTCTTAATAAAGGAAGAGAACTCATGAAGGAATTCACTTAGGACTTTAGAGTCTTCGGTCATTTTAGACAACGCTTCAAACATTACAGATTGAGTTTTTGCTAGATTAGAGAAAGACGGAATAAATTTAAGATTATTAACATTGATTCCATAGTTCTCATTTAAAGTACTAATAAGAATATCCTTAGCTGGTTTCTTAACTTCAAAGATTTGTGCGACAAAAGCGCGAATATCCTTTTTAGATACAGTTCCAGGGTTTGTAACTTCGTACACTGCAGTTACAACTTCATTAATATCTGATTTGGAAGCAAGGGCAAAGTAGGGAACGTCCCTAATAGTCTCTACAATCGCAGCTTCAATGGACTCCTCATCAGAGTAGATACAAGAAGCTAGTCGAGAGATAGTTTCGTTGTCCGCCCACAAAGAAGAAAAGTTTCTTTTTGATTCTAGAAGCTCTTTGTGGATAAGCTCTTGTTTGCAGATAGTTTCGTATAGAGTATTTTTAGTCTCTTTCGTTACGACCATATCCCTTACCATAGCTAACTCTGCAAGTTCAATGCGGGGAGCTTTGTTAAATGCAGTTGAAAGAGCCTTACTTAGTTTAAGAGCATTAGAAACATCTGTACATCCAAGTACCTCATTTATATTGTCCTTAATAAAAGCTTTAACATTCCCCTGCATCTCTTGAAGTTTACAGTATTCTACAGTATCGCGTACCACGGTCTTATGGTCAAAACGACTCATCTTCTTGTAAAGCTCTCCTCGCACTTCATTAATTTGGTTGCGGTAAGAGAAAGCTTCTATAATCTGAGAGAAGGAGTTTTCTGCTGTATCGTAGTGGTTGCTGTTTAAAGCAGTGACCAGGGAGCCTACATTTTCATTGACGAAAGTATCTACTTTTTCATCTGATAGAATATCCTCTGAGCTCTCTACTTCAAAATTAGATAAAGAAATTACATCCTCTTCAATCTTATAAGTAGCACCGATTAAGTAACCGGATTCAGAGAGAAATGTAGTTTTTTGTTTGTTGGCTACAACATCAAATACGACAACATTCTCTCGCAGACAAGTGCCCAAATAATCGGCAGCTTCACTAATACGCACAAACGTGGTATTCCGGTTTTCAAGTAAGTTTTTAAGTTCCATTGTTTTTCCTGTATATTATATATTACTTCTAAAGATTCTTTTTATCTAAAGTCTAGGTTTTCGTAGCTCCCACAGCTTCTCTGGAATTTGAGAAATCATCCAGCACATCTCCTCCCATGCTCTCCCCTTCAGGAGGCACACCTCCTCCCTCAACAGGAGCAGGCACAGGTCCTCCAGCCATAGGAACACCTTGTTGGGCTAAATCAGCATCCGCTTCGGCTTCATCTTTAACCCGGTCTTTCATATCCATTACTTCTTCGTCGGTCATGCCGAAGTACTCTTTGTATAGATATTCTTTATCAAAGAGCATCAGACCTTGAACAGCCTGTACAATACGAATTTTCTGCTCGTCAATCTCCAACCTGCGCTTTTCATGCATATCGGAAGGAGGGCATAGCGTAACTTTAATATCCTTTAGGAAGCGCTTCTCGAATCCCTTCAACATAAGATGGCGACGTACGAGAGTACCAATGCCAAGTTCTACATCTTTTTGAACTCTATGAACAGCTTTAGCAAACTTAACGTCTAATTGGCTTAAGTTAGCTTTTCTCTCAGGAGACTTATCTTTTTCAACAATAAAGTCCTTAGGAATCTTCATAGCAGCTAGAAGCTTATCTCTAAAGTATTTAACGTCATCTACTTCTCCAAGGTTTTGTGCACCCGGAAGAGTATCAATTTTAGTTCCTTGTCCGTTTCTCATAGGAACAAAGAAATCCTCGTCTGAAGCTAGAGGGTTATATCTCTCATCAATGCCTACTCCGGGGTTATAAAACTTTTCTTTCTTAAACTTATCCTTTACACGCTCCATAAAGGTTTCAATCTTGGTTGCAGGCATATTTCCTGTCTCAATATAAAAGGCACGTCTTTCTGGTGCCCTTTGAACACGGTAGATAATCATCGAGTCTTCCATCAAACGTAATGATTCCCATGCTCTAACTCCCATAGCAGCCACACCTTTTCCATATGGATAGTAATTAGGGTCAGCTGTTCTCCTTCGGAAGTGAACTAACTGATTTTTATCAAGAGTGATGGTGTCTTTTCTACTTAGTGGGTTAGCCTGCCCTGCATACATAGATTGTCCTTTTTGGGGAATCTCTTGTAAGAAATTCTGTAGGTAGCCGTACTGGTCTTCAACTCTGTAAATGAAGTTAGGGTTAAGGATTTTAAGACGTTGAATACCCAAAGCAGGGTTATTAAGGTCTACAATATTTTCTACAAAGCAATCTCCATATTTTACTACGTTCCGCACAATATCCCAGATAAAGTAATCAAACTTAATAGTTTGAAAGAACTTATCAATTTCTTCTTTTATGAGTTTATCTGTAGTTCCCACAATAAAGGCATTTCCTTTAATATCCTCTTGAGTGCCATCGTCTGCATAAATATCAAAAGCAGCTCCAATTTCAGGATACTCATCCATAAACTCAAATTTCTTATACCTACGAGTACGCTGGTTCTCAATAGCAGGGAGGCGAGCAAATCCTTTGGAGACACTGACGCCTCCTACACCCGCACCATCAAAGACATCTCCAGCTAAAGGAGTTAAGCTATCCCCTTCTAATGCTTTTGTTGCTGTTCGAGGAGGTCTCCCAGGACCACTTTGTTTTTTAGTCCCAAATACACTCTTAAAGAAAGCAAAAAACTTTCCTGAAAATAATTGGTTATTACTCGAATAACCCACTGGCTCGGGAAACTCTGTTAAACTTTCCTCGAGCAAATCGTCGTTACTGTTATCTTTTATTTCAGAATCCATGATAAATAATCCTTCATTGTTTCGGCGCCCTTCTTATCATATTTAGCCATCGAGCCAAAGTATTCCGGAGCCTTCTTTTCATTTTGCCCTTTGCTGAGCTCTACAGGGCTTTGTTCTATAATTTTTTCAGACGCAAATGCTCCTAAAGCTAGGCTCATTACTAGGTCATCGTTTCTTCCTTTGTCCGCTTGAATCTTACCTCCCTCGGTAATAATAAAACTTGTAAGCTCATTTACAGTTCGTTCCGAGTTTATTCTAATCTTAGAGGTGCGCACCGCCGTTTCCATACAATTCAACACAATATCTCTGTTTTTAACAGAGAGAAGAAGTCCTAAGTCTCCTTTTTCATCTTGCCACATGTTCTCATATTCGAAAGACTGGAAGAGGTCTTGGATTAAAGCTAGACCAAGACCATTGCGTTCTACAACAACATAAGCTAAATTGTACCTATTTCCTTCATCGAAGATAACTTTAGCAAAATCTTTTAGTGAAATCTTATTAGAGTAGAACTCTGCCACTTGTTCCCCGTTATAAAGGTTAATTATATGAAAAGCAGAGTTATCTTTATTTGTCCCGTAAGAAGCATCCGCACATAACATATAGTGACAGTAAGGTTCGGGGTCCTTCCAGACCCTCATCATGTTAGTATACTTTGAATAAAAGCCGCTATTTGTGGAATCTATAAGTTTTTGGAGAGTACTTCGGTTTAGGAAGGTATCTCCAGTACCCAGGAACTCGCACTCGTATTCTTGTAACCACATTCGCTCACCAATATTAGGACGAATTTCTTCTGACCACTCATCAGTATATTCAGGATGTTCCCTCCAAAAGATATCAATAGGGTGAAAATTGTTCTTTCCATCTTGGGCTTCAGTATACAACTTGTAATATAGGTTGGAAGTTCCATTAACCGTGGAAAGAAGCACCGCTGCACCACCAGTTGAGATAGTAGGGTACACTGCAGCCCAAAACTCATCCATGTTATCAACAAAAGCCGCCTCGTCTACAATCAATAAGGAGGTGGATTCACCCCGTCCAGCACCCGCGGGTTGGGATTTAATCTTACTTCCTGTAGAAAATACGATTGTGCTCTTATTTTTCTCTGGAGTTTCAGGGCGAAGAAAGGCAGGAAGGTCTTCATACATTGCGGTAACCCTTGCAAGGAAAGCTTTTGATTCTCTATCACCAATAGAGACAACAAGAATACTTTTATTGTCTTGAAATATCCCAAGCCATAAAGAATAAGCACACATAATAGTGGTTACTCCAGCCTGTCTAAACTTCTTAATAATGCTAAATCGGTGGGAATCTATCTCTTTTACAATTCTTTCCTGAAATCTGTACAATTCGAAGGGAATTATCCCTTTAATAGGGTGAACAATGTTTACGTACTTCTTAATAAAGTATACTGGGTCAGTTTTACACCTTTGGTATTCTGCAAGAAGTTCGTTACGGTCCATTAATAATATTTAGATATGAAGAAAATCGCTTTTATTCCCACTCGTGAACAAAAAAATTATCCTGTTACATCTTATTTAGAGGCAGCAGGGTTTGAAGTTCATCTTCTCGTAAACAAAAAAAGTATCTTTGATGCCTATACTGATGCTTTAAATGAGTTTTCTGTCAAAGCAGACGATATAGTTATTCTTTGTCATGATGATATAGAAATCCTTACTGATAAAAGTGTTTTTAATACGATTTTAGAAACAAAACTTGAAGATAAAAAAACTGGATTTGTGGGAGTAGCCGGAACGCAACAACTAAAACGCAGTGGTGTGTGGTGGGAAGGGATACATAGTGCCGCACTTCATCAGCATTTAAACCCTCTTAGGGGTTGTGTGTTCCATGGGGATAACATAAATGAGATACATCCAACATTTTATGGTTCCTTTGGTCGTGTGGTTGCTTTAGATGGACTTTTCCTTGCTACAAAAGGAAGAACCCTGTTCTCAGTAGGTACCAGTAAGCCCGCACAGTTTTCCGGTAACTGGGATTTTTATGATATTTTATATTCTTTTAGGGCTTTTAAGAAAGGATTTACTAATTTTGTAGTTCCAATTCAATTAATTCACCATTCCCATGGAGAAGGAGTACAAAGTGATTCATGGACTCAAAATAGAAATGCCTTTGTTAATGCATTTAGTGACGACCTACCGGCATCAATAAATTAAAATAATAAATTTAAAGGTTCTTTATCCTCACACAGATGTAAAAAAGAGTTAACCTTTTGAATATGAGGGGAGTTTTCTCCTTTTTCAGTATGGGCTATTAGTATTTTATGTGATACCTGCATTACATATTTAATTGCCTCTTCTTTGGTGTTGGGTTTTCCTTTAAAAGGGTTCAAAGTATCTAATACAATTACATTTTTGGCGTCAAGACAGGATTGTTTTATTAGTACTTTATATTCTGGAAGGGGAATAGAGACAAAATCCTTATTAGGAACCACTAAAATATAAGGAATATTTAAAAGATTTATTATTGCAAGGTACTCCAGGCAGACTCCCTTCGTAGGTACCATGTATACTAAGTCGGGAAATACCTCCGCTAAGCAACCAGTCAATCTACTCAGTGCTTTATTACGCTTTTTCACGGAATATCCTTTTCCTATTCTTGGAAATGCTTCTTCTCCAAAAATCCCTAGAATTTTTTGTCTCTTCATATGTTAATAGGTACCCTAAATAAGGTGTATGTCTCAGTATAATAGTTTTCTTTTGAACGAAATTGTAGCAAAAACGCTAGGAAGTCTTGCAGCATTACCTGTAACTGTTCCTCTTAACGCTTTAGGAAGTGTTGCTGGTGCAGCTGGCAATACAGCAGCCAAAACAGCTGGCGCCGTAGGAAAAACGGGAGCTGCTACACGTAAAGCTGCTACAGATACCGTTGGATTAACATCAACCCCTGAAGAGAAAGCAGCAAAAGAAAAAGCTAAGAGAGACAAACTAATAACCAAGACCCTTAAAAAGGACCCAGTAAAAGCAAAATTTATGAACCAAGCCATTCATCCTAACCAAAAGGGGAAAACTTCCCTAAACGCCCACCTTGAACAAGGGGATTTTGATAATTTCCTTAATGAGGTTATTGAAGAAGCAGGAGAACAGAGACTTCAACGACAAGTG